TGCCGAACTTTCTTTCTATGGTGTCCAGGGCGTGGACCACGCTGGCGGCGGTTTTGTCCGGGATCAGGCGGGCGATCTCCTGGCGGGCCACCCGCTCGGTCAGGACCAGCAGGCACTTATGGCCGCCGCGCTTGGACAGCACCAGGTCCATTTCCCAGTGGCCAAACTCCTGGCGGGTGTTGATCTCCTCCGGGCGCTTCTCTATGCTCTCACCCTTGGGGGCGGACTTGGACCGGCGGATCTTCTGGGTTTTCTTTTTCCGGCGGGATCCCTGGAAAGGCAGGTCTTTGTTGGTCAGGCGCAGAAAGATCCCCTTGTCCACATAAGAATAAAGGGTTTGGCGGCACACGCTGATCTCAAACTCCCCGTATTTCTCCGGGTGGTTCTCGATCTCATGCAGGGCCGCCGACGGGCTGAAATCTTCGTCCACGATCAGGCGCTCCAGGGTTTCGGCATAGCTGCGGTGGTTTCCGATTTTCAGGCCCGGCCCCTTTGCGGCCAGGTTCTCCAAATAGCGTTGGTGGGACCGTTCCGGTATGTACTCGGTCACCTCGATATAATCACCGTTCATATAGGTATAGCTGCCGCGTTTCAGTTCACGCCAGACAGTGGTGGCGCTGACATGGAGGGCCGCGCCGATCTCCCGCAGGGTGGCGCCCTCCTTTTTCATTTTGGCGATCTTGTTTCTGTCGTGTTCGGTCAGGTGCTTATATCCTTTCATGCTAACCTCCCTTGGAAATGCAAAAACCGGCGTGGTCATTCCCACGCCGGTCTATTCTTTACCCAGTAGCCACTCAACGGACACCTCCAAAATATCCGCTATGGTGACCACCTCAAAATCCGCCACGAAACGCCCGCCGTTTTCCATCCGGCTGATCGTGTCCCGCTCCACCACGACGCCCGCAAGCTGTAACAGCCTGCAGAGGTCGGACTGTGAAAGCCTCCGCCGCAGGCGGGCCTCTCTGATCCGGTCACCGCATATATTCCGTTTGCCGTTGAACTCGTTTGCCCTCATGGGTGCCCCTCCAGTGTGGGAATAGTCAGCATTTTTCTGTATATTAACACGGGGCACGGCGCAAACCCGTGTAAATAATCAGCACCAGAAAAATATGGCCATTTTGGCGGGGCTTTATACGGTTGAAAATGCCCCGGCGCTGTGTGGCACCGGGGCCGGATCTTATTCTCCCAGGATTTCGGCGGCCAGCTTGTCCATGGCCTTTTCTAAAAAGTCGTTCAGGCTCTCATACCCGCCGGCCTTTGCGGCCTGCTGGTATCTTTCCTTTTTGCCTTTCTTCACATAAGGGTAAAGCCGATCATAATTTGCGGCGTTGTACTTGTTTTTCGCCTTGGTCGCTGCGGTTCCTTTGCGTTCTGTCATTGTGACCACCTCCACGCTGATATTGTACCACACATTTTATACTCACGCAAGTATATAAATTGCACAATCTCACGTCAGTATATTTGTGCAGTATTCCGTCTTGCTTTTATACTCACGTTAGTATATAATAATAATCAGAAAGGGGGTGGTAAACATGGCAAAGCAAAAGAAAAAGCGCCGCCGGAAGAAACCGACGACGCCGCCCAAAAGAATGGAAAGCCTGGCAGCCGACATTCTGGCGGGCACAATCTCCGGCCTGATAACAGCAGCAATCCTCAAATTGCTGGACTGGTAAGGGCCAGGGGTGCGGGGCCTCAAACCCCCGCACCCCAAATATAAAGGAAATCCACAAAAATGTCAATAGGGGGCAAAAATATGAAATACCTGCTTTTCGTGGCCATATTCGTGGCCGTGTTCGTCCCGCTCCGGCGGTTGCTCCGCAAAATCTTCAAGTGTGGAGGGCATGACAATGCTGATTAAGAGAAACGGAAAATATGGTGCCACCGTGGGCAATATCCAGGTTTTCACCCTGGAGCGCGCCGTGGAAGTCTTTAAGATGTTCGCGGCCCGCTGCTATGAAAACCTCACCATGGAGGCCAGCGCGGTCCTGTCCGACGTGTCGGACGATATGCACCGCCTGGGTTTCTCCTGGGAGGAAATAGAGGCCATGGAACTGGAGGTGCTGGCCTGATCCGCTGATCGGGCCAGCCTCACAAAAACAACTGGAGGACAGCACAATGAAAGAAACCATTTTCGGCACCATTAAAACCGCCATTATTACAAGCGCCCGCCAGGTCAATGACTGCGCCCACGGCGGCGACGTGAACCGGAACCGCGTAAATTACGGTAGCGTGATCGCCTACGCCAGCGTTTTGCGCGACATGGGCCACAATGTTGACGTGGCCGTGTGGGAGGACGGCGGCCTTTTGAAAATCCCCAAAATCACCGTAGGCCCGGAAACATTCAATTTTCCAGACGGTCAGTAAAACGTAACCCCCGACGCCAGGACGGCGCCGGGGGTTCTTTTACTTTGTGCCCAGGTTGGTGATCTGCTCCAGGGTTTGCTTTAACTTATCAAATCCAAACATTGCCGCAAATGCCACAAAAAAGCCGATCACGACGGCCCCGGCCACCATGTACCACGCAATGGCCACGCCCAGGATCTCGCACCCAGCGAAAAAGGCCGCCAGGGTCAGGACCATGGCCACGATCATGGCCAGCGCGTTGGTGGGCAGCTTGTCCCAGGTGGCTTTCTTCAATACCTGGGTGATAATGTTGGTGATCACCATAAGGATCAGCACCAGCAAGAGAATGGCCGAAATGATGGCCGGGATATTATGCACAATGGTTTCCATTGTCTTTTCCTCCTAAACTCGGATTATGACGGGCGATCCCCGCGCCCGTCGCTGCGCTTATCGCACGGGAACGGGCAGGCGCCGCACTGGCTCGTGTCGCAGTCGTCTGTCCCGTCCCACTCGTTCATGGCTGCCAGCCATACCACAAAGAGGGCCACGGCAAGCGCACAGCCCGCCGCCCTCAATACAGTGCCTAAAACCTCCATGCCGGTTTATTCCGGTATGGTCAAAACCTGGCCCACATGGATCAGGTTGGCGTTGCGGATCCCGTTTGCCGCCACCAGTTTGGCCACGGTGGTGCCGTACTTCGCGGCGATCTTGCCCAGGGTGTCACCCCTGGCCACGGTGTAGGTTTTCGCTGCCGGCTTTGCGGGTTTCCCGGCTGCCGCCGCTCCACCCAGCGCCCGCAGTAGCAGGCCCAGGCTTGCGGCCTTGTCCTGATTGGCCAGCCAGTATTCCGGGGTGTTGATGATCTCGGCGGACACCATGGCCTCCACGGCCTCCTGGACAGTATTGGCGCGGGCGCCGGCCTTGGTCAGCTTGCCCGCCGCCGAAACCAGCAGGGCGCCCAGGTATTCCACGACACCGGACGCGGCCACGCCGTTCCAGTAGTCCGGGGAGTTGATCACGCCCAGCTTGGCCAGCTTTGCGGTGGCTGCTGCCACCTCGGTCAGGTGGATCACCTGGCCCACGCTGATCAGGTTGACGTTGCGGATCCCGTTGATCTCCGCCAACTTGGCCACGGTGGTGCCGTACTTGGCGGCAATCTTGCCCAGGGTGTCGCCCCTGGCCACGGTATGGGAGAACACGGAGGCCGTGGCAGGCTTGGCGGGTTCCTCCGCCGCGCCGGTGTCGCCCAGTTTCTTGGCGATTGCGGCAAAGTTCGGGCAGATATAGCCGCGAATATACTTTGCGTTCACCTGCAGGGCGCGGGTGCCCACCTTGCCGCCGGACATATTGCCCTCGGTAATGACCAGGGCCTTGCCGTTTACGGCGGTAACAATGCCAACGTGGTCACCGTAGCCGGTGCAGTCGCCCACGCCGTTGTCGTCCCAGTCGTACACCACGGCGTCGCCCACCTTGGGGGTGTGGGCGTCGTTCTCCACCCAGATCCCCAGCTTTTTGGCCACCTCGGTGTATTTCTCCACGCCGCACTCGGTCCCGGTGTACTCCGCGATCCCGGCCTTGATATAGGCCGCGCTGGTAGTGGTGGCACAGTGGGCGTCCTTTACCTGGACTTTATAGCCCCTTGCCAGGGGCTTGTGGGTGTTGTAGATCTCCAGGATCTCCAGGTGCTTGGCGCTGCCCCTGGTGGCGCCCACCCATCCGTTGATAATGTCGGCCACTTTCTGCCGCAGTTGATTTTCTGTCATTCGTAATACCTCCGATCAACTGCCAACGTCCGGCGGTTCGGTCCGGCTGGCGGTAGGCTCTCCGCCGTCCTGGCCGCTCCCGCTCGGTCCGTTGACCTTATCCTTGTTTGTCTTTATCCAGCCCATAATGCCGCTTTCAAAGCCCCAGAACGCAAAGACGCAGGTGGTCAGGGTGGAGGGTTCGGCGCCAACGTGCCAGAACACAATAAAATCCGCCACCACATAGAGGGTCAGGAAAACGATCTCATACAGCAGCACCTTGTCCAGCGTTCCCATCTTCCCACGCTTGCCGCGCAGTTCCAGCTTTAGGTCTTTGACCCGCCGGCGCAGATAGGAAATAGTGACGTGGCAGAGAAAGAAACCCAGGGCCGCGCCCAGGATCCAGGCCACAGCGGCCACAATAACAATTTTCATGGCCACCACCTCACAAAAAATCGTGTTTCACCAGCCTGTCGTCGTAGACGCGGCCAATGTTGGCAATGGCGTGGGTGCAGCGGTTGTTCTGGTAATCCGGGTGATCCTTGCAAAACTTTTCGTAAAAGTCGATTTCCTCCAGGATCTCTATGAAGTCCTCCCGCGTGTGTGGAATGTCCCGCAATAATTCATTGTTGAATTGCAGGATCCTGGCGCGGTGGGCGTCGGCGTTCCTGGTGTCGTCCACTTTTATGTGGTCGTCCAGGACCCGCCGCGTTTCCTTTTGGTCGGCCTTTACCTCTGCCAGGCCGTCCAGAACGTCCTTGTTTATGGCCCTCCCAATGGCCCGCGCAATCGCGGACCAGGGATTGACTTTTATGGGGGCAATCTGGATCAGCGTCATGGCCACCAGCAGCAGGCCACCGCCGCCGGCCAGCAGTTCCTTTATGCTCACGGCTCCGCCACCCCCTCACGCGCCCCTATTGCGTCGGCGTATCTCTGGCGCAGGGCGGCGATTTCCTCCGCTCGGTCCAGGGCGTCATGCTGGGCCAGTTCCATGGCCTGGGCCTGAATGATCACGTTTTGCTGATCAATGATGGCGCACAGGTCGCATACTAATTTCGGGTAATTCACGCGCCCACCTCCCGCAAGCCGATCAGGCGGGCAATGTGTCGCAAGTCCTCCACGGGGGCCTCATAAAATGTGTGGTTCCACAGCCAGAAATCCGCGTGTTCCGGGCGTTTGTATTTCTGGCACAGGGGATCCTCCCACACACGATCCCACCGGGTTTGGTGGTCCTTATCCCTGGCGGACAGTTTGCCGATAATGGCGATTGTCAGGGCGCCGCGTTCCTTGCCGTTTCCGTCGTCATTCCTGGCGAAAAACTCATGGGCGTTTTTGCTGGTGACGGCGCACAGTGGTGCGCCGTCACGCTGCAGAAACTCACCTACCAGGTCCACGGAGGTGCCCCAGGGAATATTCACCGGGCCACACATGGCCTTGAAACGCGCCCGCTGCTTGGTTATGTATTGGACGCGCTCCATGGCTTACTCCTCCTCTGCGGGCAGCATACCCAGCAACTCGGTGTATTCCTCCTCGGTCAGCTTGTTGGCCGCAAAGAAAATATCCAGCTTGGTTTCCATGCCCTGGGTCTGGCCGCGCTCGATCATGCGCTTCAAAGTACGGTACAGCATTTTCTTTTCACCTCCTCCCGGTTACACTTCCAGATCGGCCTCGGAGATCCCCAACTCCAGCAGGGTCAGGCGGTATTCCTGATCCACGTTCATGGCGTCGGCGTCCTCCACGGCGGTTCTGGTATGCTCCATTTCGGCGCCCGCGTCGAACTCCTCCAGCACGACGGTTTCCTGGCCCTCCAGGGCCTCACGTCCATGCAGGTGGTACACGGTGCCGTTGTGGACAATTCCCTGGGCGTCCCGCTCCTCACAGAGGCCGAAATGCCCATTTTCCTGACGGCGCACATAGTTGGGCGCCTCGGTCTGCGCCACCAGGGCGCCGTCCTTGATGATCTTATACATAGGTTTTTACCTCCTGTTTTCCATGGTCCTGGTCTGCCAGGAACATGGCGTGATACAGGCGCCGCAGGCGCAGCACCGGCCATGGTCGTCAAAGTTCTTGTAATAGGCCACATGGGACTGGATCGTGTCCGCTGCCTTTTGCCTGGCTTTTTCCGGCGTGATCAGGCCGGCGTCTGCCTGCGCCTTGAAATAGCGCAGTTTCCGCCGCGCCCGCTTCATTCCGTCCCGGCACCCGTGGACGGTCACCCGCCCGGTGGGTGTCAGTTGAAACTTGGCTTTGCAGAAACGGAACGGCTTGGCAATATCCTGTACTTTGGATTTGTCCCGATTGACCCGCAGGCCCATGGCCTCCGCCCGCCGGATCATATCGTCCGCCACCGTTTCCGCCCTCTGGCGGCTCTCCAAAATGGATTGGTAGTCGTCCATATAGTGGCCCATTCCATGGATCGACAACTGGGCCTTTGCGTAGTTGTCCAGATCCGACGGCAGCGCCACCATTTCCTGTTGGCTCGGTTCCACGCCCAACATCATGCCCTCGGTTCCGCACGACGCCACCACGCTGTCGGCCAGTGCCCGGATCCATGGGTCAAAGATCAGGCGCTGGTGTCGCTCATACAGCAGCGCGTGGGGCGCAGAGGGAAAGAACTTGGAAAAATCCATCAGGAACATGGCGCCCTGGAGGCCGTGCCGGCGGTAATGCCAGCGCAGTTGTTCCTCCAGCCGCTTATAATGCCAGTGCAGGCCCTTGCCTTTCTGACTGGCCCCGTTGTCGTGGATCATGCTGGGCGTGTAGAGCGGCACCAGCACCTCCTTGGTCAGGACCTTGTGGATCTGTCGGTCATTGATGTGCGGCGCGTCGATCACCCGGACCTTGCCGCGTTCATTGATCACGAAACGGGCAGGCTTGCCCGGTTTCCACGTTCCATCTATGATCTGGCGCCGCCGCTTGGCGGTTCCAGAAAACAGGTGGCGCTCAAAGTTCTGGGTGGACTGTTTCCACCGGACGCCGTTACAGCATTTCCGTCCCCACAGGAACATGGTGCGGTAACTGAAAATCTGGTCAATCGGCCCCAGGGCGTCGCTGCGGGCCTTTCGCCTGGCCAAACGCTTGGCCCGGCGGCGTTGGTATCGCGCCTCGCGGCGCTGTTCGCTGGTCATAAATGGTATTCGCCCTCCGCATAGTTGTGGTGTCGGTGCGCTTCTAAACTACTTTGGCCCCACGCATGAAACGGGTTAGCGCAATAGCCCGCCATGCAAGCAGCGTCCGCGTGTGGCCGTCAAAGGGCAGTTTTAGGCTTTCGCCTGGGAAGTATCTCTCCTTTCATTTTGGGTCCGGTTCGATCACCTACTGCATTTGACCCAGCCTTTTGGGCTTACATGAAATCCGGGCGCGACGCCATAGGAATTGTTCGCGTTGTTGTTGTTGGCGCTGCCGTCCGTGTTGACAAGGCAGAAATTGTTCGTGTTGCTGGCATTGACAGAGCGCAGCCACCAGTTGGCCGCCGTCAAAGCGCACCCGCCGCCCTGCCATACGGCGCGTTTGCAGAGATACACCCATAAAGATTTACTTTCGTTTCCTGTCGCTTTCCATAATGTTCCGCAGCAGGGTTTCCTCCTGGTCGATCAGTTCACCCAGGTGCTGGGCCATGTGGTCCAGCTTGTCCATTGCCTCCGCCGGCGGCAGGCTTTTCCCTTTGCTGTCGGTAAAACAGCCCTGCGGGTTCTGCTGCATGATCAGATAGCAATGGGTCAGGCGCACGTCCAGCGCAGACAGGGAGGCCATGGCCTCCAGCAGGTGCGCCTTTCGCAGACTTTTCCGCTGATCGTCGGACGGAAATATTTTGTTGGCCTTTTCGGTGTGGTCGATCACTTCACCCGCCAGCTTGGCCGTGCCGTCGGCCACCAGTCTGGAATACCTCGCAGAAAGCCGGGTTAAAAATGCGACGGTTTCCATGTATATCAGGTTGGCGGTGTTGACGTACTCCGCCGCGCTGGTGGTTCGTTTCTCTTTCAGGACTGACACCGTGGGCCACCTCCTTTCTGGTGTGCCCAGGATCCCGCCCATTTCCATGGGCGGGATTTAGGCGGATATGCTGCGGCGATTAGGCGGCAAAGCCGGGCGCGACGCCATCGGAATTGAGCGCGTTGCCGATGTAGGCGCCGCCGCCCGTGCCGACAAGGCAGAAATAGATCGTGTTGCTGGCATTGACAGAGCGCAGCCACCAGAGGGCCGCCGTGGTCGTGGCGTCGTGCTTGTTCTTCACCTTGCTGTTGCCGGCCTTGTAGTAGTCATACTGGGCCTGGCTGTTCTGCTCCGCGCTGTTGGCGTAGGATCTGCTGCCATGCACTTCAAACTCGGAAAGCAGCCACAGATAATCCGTGGTAGCGGTGACATAGCTGGCGGTGTTGGATCCGCCGCCGGTGTTGTCGCTGTACTTGGTGACGGACTTCATAACGGCGCGCAGATCGGCGGGCAGGCAGGCCAGCAGGGTGTTGGCCGTGGGGCTGGTGGGGGTGGCGTTGCTGCCCAGCACGGTCTTTCTCATGTGGCTGTTGTTCCAGCCGCCAGAGTTGGTATTGCTGGTGTTCATGGTAAACTTGCCGCTTGCGGTCTGCTGGCTGTTATAGTTGCTATCACACAGGCAAACGTCCTTGCCGCCGATCTTGCCGATCTGGAAGTGGATCCGGCCCGTGCCCTCCTTGGTGCTGTTGTGGTTAAAGCCAATGATAAAGGCGTCCACGGACAGGTTGGAGAACGTGGTGGCGCCGGCGGTGCCGTTGATGGTGATGGTCTTGGTGTCGCCAACGTCCCAGAAGTTCGCGCCCTCTCCGGCATCGCTGGCCGCCTTGATCTGCGCCCAGGTGTTGGAGTTCAGGGTGGAATTGAAAATGTTGACGGACACGCTGCAGGTCTTGTCTGCGGGCGCGGTGTGGTTGGTGCCTGCGGCCACCTTGACGGTGATGGTGGCGGTGCCATAGGCCACGCCGGTGACGGTCACGGTGTTGCCGGACACGCTGACGGTGGCCACGCCGGTGGCGCTGGAGGTGGCGGTGATCGCGCCGTCGCCGGCACGGGTCACGGTGATGGTGCCGGTTTTCGTGGTGGCGTTCAGGGACATGGTGGTGGGGGACAGGGACAGGCTGCCCGCCGCCTTGCCGATGGACCAGGCCACGGTCTTGGCGCCGGTGGTGCCGTCGCTCCACTTATAGTTCCCGGTGGGGGTAAAGCTGGCGTTATAGCTGCCGGCGTTGGTGCCGGAGGTGGTGCCGCCCAGGCTCATTTTGGCGCTGTCGTACCCGCTCCAGGACGGGGACTGTACGCTGCCCGTATAGGTCAGGCTGCCGGACTGGCTGGGCACAGCGGAGATCGTGGCGCGGCCAATGGTCCAGGCCACGGTCTTGGCGGTGGTGCTGCCGTCGCTCCAACGGTAGTTGGCGCCGGGGGTAAAGGTGGCGTTATAACTGCCGGCAGCGGTGCCGGAAGTGGTGCCGCCCAGGGTCATTTTGCTGGCGTCGTAGCCGCTCCAGTTGGGGGACTGGGCGCTGCCCGTATAGGTCAGGCTGCCAGACTGGGAGGGCACGGTTGCAATGGTGGCGCGGTTGATGGTCCAGGAAACCGTCTTGGGATCCGTGGTGCCGTCGCTCCACTTGTACCCCTCCTTGGGGGTAAATGTCGCCTCATAGGTGCCGGCGTCGGTGCCGGCGGTCACGCCGCCAATGGTCAGCGTTTCCTCGGTGTAGTTGTTCCAGGTGGGCGTCTGCTCCTGGCCGGTGTAGGACAGGGCACCGGACTGGGAGGGCACCGCGCTGATCGTCATGGTGCCGCTGGCGTCCAGGGCCTTTTGTGCCAATGCGGCGGCGTCGTCCGCCGTTTTCTTTACCAGGGCCAGATCAGCAGCGGAGGCACCGGGAACATTAACAGATCCGTTCATGTTTGGGATCCCTCCTTACTGGGTTTTGGCCTTGAACACGCGCAGGGTGGCGGTCAGGGCCGTGGTGGGTTTGCTTACTGCATAATGTCGAATTTTCGCCGCCATGGGGCTGGCCGTGTTGGCCATGCCGCAGGCTTTGGCGGGTTCCAGGCTGGCGTAATCCAGCACGGTGTCCGTGCTATCCTCCGCCGCCAGTCCCTCCACCGCAGTATCCGCATAGAACGCGAAACCCGCCGCCTTGGTGGCGGTGTCGGTGTTCTCGGTCCAGGCGGAAACCGGGATAGTGATACTGACGGGCGAAACCTTGTCCGCTTTGCCGGTTTCCAGCTTGTCCAGTCTTTCGTCGGCCTTTGCGGCAAAGTCTTTGAACTGCGCCACTGTGATGTTTTTTTCGTCAGCCAACTGGGTTTCACCTCCTGATAGACAAGAGGGGGCGGGGTGGTGGCCCCGCCCCCTCTCTTATTGCTTGATTGCCGATGTACGATCAGTTATTAGCCCTCGGAGGGGGTCCAAACCTCGTTCATGGCCTGCTCCACCTCTGCGTCGGTGGCCTGGGCGTTGGTGACGGCGTTGGCGGCGGCGGTGTCGGCGTAGGTCTTGGCGTCGGCCAGGGCCTGGGCGGCAGCGGCGGCGGCTTCGTCGTCGGTGGCGTAGGTGCCCATGTCGGCAACATTCATCTTCTTGGCCAGCTCACCGTCGATCTCGGTCTTGGTGTAGTAGTTGGCCAGCATGGTGTCGATGGTAGCGGCGGTGTAGTAGTCGTCGAACTTGGCCTCGACGGCAGCGATACGGGCCACAGCGGCGGCCAGTTCGGTATCGGTGGCGTACTGGTCAATGTTCAGGCCGGCGATAGCCTCCTGGATGGCGGCGGTCACGTCTGCGGTCTTGGCGTAGGCGGAC